CCATCCTAAAACTAACCGTCGCGTTGTTGCTAATTCCCATTTACAAAATACGGATCTGGCTAGCGTTCCGTAAGGCCAAGCGTCAAATAATGCGAGACAAAGAAAAGTGGAAGCCTAGGCTGCCGGGCTATAGACCCCTTAGTGAAATGAGTCACGAGGAAACAAAAAACTTCGGCAATTTATACGTCGAGATTGCAAAGGCCCAACTAAAACGGCAGGTCGATCTCCAGACAGAAAAACGCAAAAAAGAAATGATTGATGCGATAATGGGCGAAGATGATTAAAACCATAACCATACTCGTAATTTCGCTAATCATGATCCCGATTTATTTAATCGACGATATTATCACCGGCATCGCCGCGATACTGGATGGCCATGATTGAAACCCTTTACCAACTAGCTTGGCTACACATAATCGCAATCATCGCCATAAGTGCATTGGGTATCGGTCTGTGGCTACACAGCGCATATAAAGAGTGGCGGTGGCGGCGCAGGCAGACGGCGTTTACAATGCCGCCATTATGTGACAGCTTCGAGCCTATGCTAAAAGAAGTTTATAACGAAAGGGCTTGCAGGGACACGCTCGGCCAGGAATCGCCGTTTAAGCAGCTGGCCAGCGAACACGCCAAGGGGAAGATCACGGGCTTCGGCCACAAAATATATCACGATAAAAACGGTGAACCTTTCATTGCCGTTAGGATCACTGATGATTGACACCCTCCAAATAGAAATCCGGCCGATGGGTGAAGACGACAAAGCATTCGTCGCAAGCTCGTGGAAGAAAAGTTTCCGATCTAGTTCTACCGTTTCGTGGGTTGGCAACAGCAACTACTACGACGAGATGAATAAGCGTGTCGAAACACAACGTCGACGTTGCATACAACCCGAAGGTATCGAGCCAGCTCTACGGTTGGGCGTGCTACGAAAAAGACCCTGCAATAATCCACTACACGTACGTCAAACAGGTTTTCAGGATGGGCCAAGCTGCCACTAGACTTTGGCGACCGGTTTGTGCTACCAAGAAAGAGATATTGTTCACGCACTGGACTGACGTATGCCGACAACTTGTTGATAAATACCCAAATCTTAAATACGCTCCGGAGGCGTTGAAATGAAACTAGACGAAAATACCACCTACACCCCAGATGTTATTATCCCACTAGCCGAGGTGCGCTTTTCGGTCATGACACAGGTTTCGGGAATACTCACCGACAAACTAATAGCGGCAAATCAAACGCGGCTCGGGGTGACGATTGAATATATCCCGGCGCTCCAAGTCGTAAGGGTCGACACCGATGCAAAGCCAGCGTGCCTGGTGCCTATGTGTAACGTGTTGAATATGGTCACGTCGGAAGACGGCGCCGCCGGCGTTGCGAAAAGCAAAGCCGTAAAAGAAGCAAAAGAAAAATTAGCTGCCGATCAAGAGCATCGGGCGCAGGCACGAAGCCGCAAGGTAGCCGAAGATAGAGAGGCTTCTGAGCTAGAAATCAAACGAGCACGCGCAACCGAACAAGCAGCGATCGAAAAGTCCGAGGCTGCGAGGCTAGCGCCGCCCCCTCGTGTTGTGGCGAACGCTGTGCCTGATAGTGGAATGCCCGAGCGGCCGTTTGGCGATGAGCAAGACACCACTCCAGACCTGCCACCGAAACCACCAGCCAAGAAATCCAAGAAAAAGAAATCCAAGAAAAAGAAAAAGAAGTAACCCGTGAGCTATTCGCCTGCCGACCGGGCGATACTAGCCGAGTACATAGCCCGCAAACCCCCAGTGGGGTTGATTGCGGATATGTTCGAAGCCCAACGCAATTTCTACGAAGACAAAGCTAGATTCAAGGCTGGGTTATGCACTCGGCGTGCGGGTAAGAGCAACGTCGCCGCAAGGATGCTTTTAAACGCCGCGTTTGAACATCCCAACCGACAATCGTTATACGTTGCGCTGACGCGGGACAGCGCCCGTTTCATCATGTGGCCGATACTGACCGCGCTAATAAAAAAATATGGCATCAAATGTAAGGCCAGCGAGCATAAGTTAATTGTGACGCTACCCAACGGCTCGACGGTACGACTGGTCGGCGCCGACGCAAAAGAAGACGAGAAGCAAAAGCTACTTGGTCAGGCCAACTATCTGATCGTCATCGATGAGTGTGCGAGTTTTAAACCACATATTCGGGCGTTGATTGAAGACGTGCTTGAACCGACGCTGGTCGACTACCTTGGCTCGATGATTATGATCGGCACGCCTGGCGATGTCGCTTACGGCTATTTTTACGAGATAACCGAAAAAGGCAAAAAAGGTTGGTCGCTGCACAAGTGGACGACTTACGACAACCCGCATATGAAAGAAGAGTTTGAAACAGAGATCGCACGCAAGCGCGAGAATGATCCCGACATTGAAACACGCCCAAGCTTCTTACGACAGTATCGCGCTAAATGGGTCACTGACACCAATGCGTTGATTTACAAATTCGACCCGGTTAGAAATAGCTTTATCAATCTACCCAAGGGCCGCTGGTACTATAGCCTTGGCGTGGATTTAGGATGGGACGACCCGACAGCCTTCACTCTTATTGCGTGGTCGTATGACGATCCATGCGTTTATATTCTCGACAGCTGGGCAAAGAGCGAAATGATTCTGTCGAAGGTGTCGGATGCGATAACGTTCTACGATAAACAATATGGGCTGACTTCGCTCGTCGTCGACAACGCATCGAAGCAAGCCGTCGAAGATATGCGATCGAGGTACAAACACCCATTCAAAGCAGCCGAGAAACAGGGTAAGGCAGACTTTATCGGTATATTCAACGACAATCTCACGACCGGTAAAATCAAACTAGGCCCAGCCTGCGACGAACTCGTGACAGAATGGCAGAATTTAGTATGGGCCAAAGAAAAGGTACCGAAAATAGAAGACCCGAAGTGCGCTAATCACTGCGCGGACTCCGCTCTTTACATTTACCGCGACGCAAGGCATTATCTATACGAGAAGAAAGACACGCCACCAAAGCGCGACGATCCCGAGCGCGCACAATGGGAAGCTGATCGCATGGAGCAACAAGAAGTCGAGCAATGGGAAGCTGAGCAGAATAAGCCCTGGTGGGATTCATGAGACGACAAGTTTACAAAAACGGCAAGTGGTCAAAAACCAAACCGTCCCCCGAGCAGCTACCCAAGCACATGGCGCGGCTGCCAAGCGAGCTAGTCACCAAAGAAATTGCCGACGATAAAAAGGTTCACGAGCTTGACGAATTTCACATCGTCGCAGGGCTAGAAAAAGACTACGCAGACAAAGTCAACGCCGACGGCAAAGAGAAGCCGAAGCCGGTAGGTATCGCGCCGGCGCATAACCCTGACAAGAGACTGAGTCAATTCACTGTCGACCTTGTGATTTTGCGGATACTGCGCCAGATGGTGAACACCCAGCAAATGTTTATACAACTAGGCAAGCCGCTCGACATCAGGCCGCGCCATATCTGGTTTACACATGACGATATAAATTCCTACGAGTCGCGACGTGGCAACGCACCGGCAGATGTCGATCGTCCCAAACACCTAAAAGGTTACAACTTAGTTTTAGATGTCACCGTATTACCCGAAACCCTACAAAAAGAAATCCGGACAATCGAAGCCAAGCGGGAAGCCGAAGAGTTCGCGGCCGGCGCTTCACTTGATGCTGAGCGCGAAAGGACGGTTACGTCGCAATGAGTGTAGGTGGTGAATCAGACCGCATTCTTAGGCTGTACGCCGATTTGGCGTTAGAGTTTAAATCTCACGGCGCAACGTTCTTTAAGTGCGATAAATTCACCGCTCGATTTGAACCCAAAAAACCAAAACACGAGCCATACGTTGACCCGAAGATTGCCGAAATGCAAGATATGACCGACGAAGAAAAAGCTCTTTATGCGAAAAAAAAAGAAAATGAAGTAACGTTTCATAGCAGTACAACATAACCAAACCTAAGCAATTGCGACCGCACCGACGCGGGCGAGTACGATGTGGATATCAAGGAATATTGGTGGCGCGACAAAGAGGCCCCGCACCGGATTATATTTAAAACGTTAGAATGGCTTGACGAGAATCAAGGCTTGCGTCGCGAGCAAAACATGACGCACCTTAAGCTCTACAGCAACGACGCGAATGTTGGCATGATGACCGGTGCGCACACCGTTGCCGAAGCGTTGCCTGGTGACAGAATCAGACTCAACTTAATCAAAGCGGCTTAATCAAAGCGGCAATCGACACAGCCGTCGCGCAAATCGGTGCCAACCGACCACGGGCGAATATACTTACCCAAGGCGGAAATTGGACCAAGCAACGCCGCGCAAAAAACTTAAGCAAATATGTCAGCGGCCAATTTTACGCCGTCAAACAATACGACATTGGCCTTGATGTGTTTCGTGATGCTGGGATTTTTGGCACCGGTATCGAGAAGATTTTCGACGTTGGTGGTAAAATTAAAGGCGAGCGCATCAACACTAACGAAATCTTGATCGATGAGCGTGAAGGTCTCCACGGCGATCCCCGTCAAATGTTCCAGCATAAAGTTGTAAGCAAGGACGTTCTAAAAGAACTCTACCCGGACAAAGCTGACGAGATTGACGACTCGAAAGTTATCCGTGATTACAACTCGGAGTCTTCTGACTACGTTGCGAATCCTGTTAGCGTTGTCGAAGCATGGCATCTACCAAGCGGCCCCGAAGCCACCAACGGTAAGCAAGTACTCGCTGTTAGTCATGGCACATTGAACCGTCGCGATTGGACCCGCGAAGAGTTCCCGTTTTCAATATTCCGTTGGAGCAAGCCTCCAATCGGTTGGTTCGGCACAGGCATCGCCGAAGAGTTAAAATCACTACAAATAGAAATCAACTATTTGCTGCAAAAAATTCAAGTGTTGATGAATCTCGCAACAACGCAAGTCTGGGTTGAACGCGGATCCCAGATCAACATGGGCAATCTTACAAACGACAATATGGCTGCGCGCACTTACGTAGGGAGGCCACCGATTTACATGGCGGTGCCCCCAGTGGCGCAACAATATTTTAATCACGTGGACACCTTGTTTAATCGAGGCTTTGAAATTATCGGTGTAAGTCAAATGGCGGCGACGTCGAAAAAACCAGCCGGTTTGGATTCTGGTGTTGCGATACGTGAATACAACGACATCGGTTCTATGCGTTTTCGGCACGTTGCCCAGCGTTGGGAAGATTTCCACATGGACAGTGCCAAACAAATGGTGACGGTTGCGCGTGAGATAGATCAGCGCGGCGACGGTGATATCAAAGTATTAGCCAAGGGCGGCAAGTTCATCGAAGAGATTAAATTCCGTGACGTTTATTTAGAAGACGATCAGTATATTATGCAGGTCTACCCGACGGCGCTGTTACCAAAAACGCCAGCTGGTAAACTGCAAACGATTAAAGAGTTGGGCGAAATTAACCCCGAAATCAAAGCACACCTGATGTCGTTGATGGACTTTCCAGACACCGACGCGCTGGTTAATCGCATCAACGCACCGATTGATTATATTAATTTGCTCATTGAGCGGATTATCGAACACGGCGGCAGAGATCGACGGCGTGCCCGAAGAGCGCCTTGAAATGATGCGACAATGGATGACCGAGGCCGAGGCTTTAGTTAATCCACCGCCGGTACCTGGCGAAGTTCCGCCACCTCCAGGTATGGAGCCAGGGCCGTTACCACCACCAGGTGCGCCAATGCCTGGACAAGAGCAACTACCGGGACCAATGCCGCCTATGGGCGGTGGTGGCCCGATACAATAAAGGATCCCAGCAATGACACATGACATCGCCCAAGCAATGGCCGACTCCGGTATCCCCGCCCAAGCAATCAGCGTAGAAGGTGAAGCGCCGCAGGTTAATCCTGAAGCTGTTAAGGTTCCGGCCGAAGGAAGTAAGACCCCCGACGCACAGAACACCGAAAAAGCCGCCAATAACGACGCAGGCGTAGCAGTAAAACCGGAGGTTAAGCCGGTTATTGCCGAAGTCGATAAAAAAAAAGACCCAGATGCGAAACCGCAGCCCAAAGAACCTGGCGACGACAAAAAGCCATCCGAACCAGTCTCGAAAGGATGGGCGGCAATATCCCGTAAAGAGGCTGCGATACGTAAAGACCGCGCCGAGTTTAAAAACCTCCAGGACCAAACCAAGGCGAAGATGGACGAAGCCGTGGCGATCCTCGATGCTGTGAAAGAAGACCCGATCGCGTTTGCCGAGAAGCACGGGGCCACGCTCGAAAACTGGACCAAGCGAGTACTTAACGACGGCAAGAAGTCGCCCGAAGAAGAAGGCCAATCGGCATCAAGACGAATCGCCGAGCTCGAAAAGAAGCTTGCCGACCGCGACAAAAACGAGGAGAAGGCGGCGTTTGAGTCGGAGGCGCTCGCTGCCGCTAATAAATATTACGGCGTGATGGACGCCAAGATTGCCGAATACGCCGACAAGGATTTCGTGAAGTTCTATAACTGGCGCCAACAAAACCCCGAAGCCGTAAGAAATCAAACAATCGAGCTTGTTAAAATCTGGAAGCAGAACCACGGAGAGATATTGACAGCCGAGAGCGCCACGGTTATGCTTATGAAGCAACTCGAAAAAGAGTACAGCGAGCCGGAAAACAAACAGCAAGCGGCTGAATATTTGAAGTTGCTAACACCGCACGACGAAACACACGACGACACCAAGCTAAGTGGCGACGGTCCAGGCAATACTCCGAGCACATTAACCAATCAGATGTCAGGGACACAGTCACCGGAATTACCCGACGACGATGTGAGCTTGACGAGAGATGAGCGCATCAAGAATGCCGCTAAGTTAATACCGGCTGGAGCGCTTAAAATGGAGTAACCTAAATGGCGTCAGTCACCACTACCACCTTTGATCCCGCATTAAAACAAATCTACAAACCACAAGTCGTAGAAGATATGACTTATATCCACCACCCAATCTTCGCTATTCTAAAAAAATTCGAAGGCTTCGGTGGTCGTAATCTGCCGATCGTTTTAAAGTACGGCAACCCACAAGGCCGCAGCGCAACTTTCGCAACCGCCCAAACCAACGCAACTTCAATCTTACTCGACGATTTCTTACTTACCCGTGTTAAGGATTACTCGATCGCAACCATCGACGGCGAAGTTGCCGAAGCATCCGAAGGTAGCAACGAGGCATTCTTGAAAGCGATGGCCGAGCAAATCGACGGCGCAATGCAAACCCTGTCGGATGCTATCGAGATGTTTCTACCTCTCAGCGGCACCGGTTCAATCGGCCAGGTCTCCAGCGGCTCGACTGTTAGCGCCGATGTGATCACCCTCGAAGACATCAACCAAGTTGTTAACTTCGAAGTCGGTCAAGTCTTGAGAGGGACCAGCACCGACGGCGGCGCGTACGACACCGGCCAAGAAGTCTTGGAGGGCGTCAATCGTTCAACCGGTGTCTTAACCGCCACCAGTGCGGCTTGGAATACCGTTATGACTTCACTTGTCGCATCCGATTATCTTGTTGTTTCGGGCGATGGTGCTAACGCGTCCACCAACATCAAGATTTCCGGTTTCGAAGCCTGGCTACCAGCGTCCGCGCCTGGTGGTAGTGATAGCTTTTTTGGTGTCAACCGTTCGAACGACAGCCGGAAATTTGGCCAAGTTCATGATGGTAGCTCCGGCACGCTCGAAGAAGCCGCCATCGATGCGCAATCAAAAGTTGCCCGTGAGAACGGTCGGCCCGATTGCTTCTTAATTAACAACGCGCAATACCGGCGTTTCGTCAAAGAGCTCGGAAGCAAAGTCAACTATGATAAGATGTCGGCGCAGGGTGCCAAAGGGGCCTCGGCTTCCGTTGGTTTCCGCACCATCATCGTCGAGGGTGACATGGGCCCGATCCAAGTGTTGGCCGCGAACCGTATCCAAAGTCTCGTTGGTTGGATGCTTGAAAAAGGTAGCTGGTCGTTAAACACATTAGGAAAAGCAACCAAATTCTTAATGCTCGACGGCAATCGCATCTTGCGCCAAGCCGCGGCCGATGGTTACGAAGTTCGGCTAGGCTTCCGTGGAAATCTTGCTTGCGACGCACCAGGGCATAATGCTCGGGTGACAATGCCAGCGTTATAAATCAGGGATGGGTGAGCGGTAAGGGTTAAACCGAGCCGCCACCCACACCAGGAGGCCAATCATGGCATCAAGATTATTTAGTAATATGCAGACCATCGGATTAGCCCGTAAGCTAATTCATGGTTCTTTTGCGCCGAATGGTAGCAGCGCTTTGGTTGCTGCCAGCACTATCGGTAAGGGTTTCTCGGTGGCGCGTCA